GCTTAAATTTCCTTGTATATTTACATTATTTAAAAATGTTTGTTCATTATAAAATGTATTTCCTCCAACCAATTTAGAATATCCTAATGAAGTAATTTGAGCTGCTCCACTTATAATTCCACTTCCTTTTGTTTCAAACGAAGATGTTGCATTTTCTAAACTATCAACCCTACCATCTATACTTTGTGTAAATTGATTTAAAGAAGTTAAATCAGTAGATTGTGAAATTATGCCGGATGGTTTACCACTAATATTATTCCAAGTCGTTTCGGTAATCGAACCACTCAATGTGTATCTTACATCAAACGAAGATGTCAATTGTGAAGAAGAACTTATTGCTCCGTTCAAATTTGTCAAATATGAGCCGGTTGAATTTTCTAAACTATCAACTCTATTATCTATTGATTGAGTAAATGTATTTAAAGAACTTAAATCCGTAGATTGTGAAACTATACCAGATGGTTTGTTTGCAATATTATCCCAAGTTGTTTGAGTTATAGAACCACTTAAAACATATCTACCATCGTATGAAGATGTTAATTGTGATGATGAGCTTACTGCTCCATTTAATGATGTTAGATAAGAGCTTGTTGCTGCTTCTAAACTATCAACTCTATTATCTATACTTTGTGTAAATGTATTTAAAGAAGTTATATTTGCCGATGATGATATAAATCCTAAATTTGAAATTTGTGCAGATGAACTTACAACATTTCTACCTTTGGTTTCAAACGAAGATGTTACGGATTCTAAAGATTGCAATCTATCTCTATCTAATATATTAACTCTAGCAGTTACCGCATCTGCAAGGGTATCTAACTCTATTTTATAAGTTGTACCACCATCTACGCCAACGATTGTTGTGTTTAATGATGCACTTTCTAATGCTGTTAATTCTAATATCCTTTTTCTTACGTTTGCCATTTATTATATTATTATATCTAAACCATCTTCGGTTGTTATGATAAAACCATCTTCGGTTGCAATTGGAATATCTACCAATTTACCTATAACATAAATATCACTAATTGTTACAGAATCAAAATCTATATATTGACTATTTAGTTTTACAATCACATTATTTCCAATTTGATTTACTGTATAATCCCCAGGTATGTGCAAACCAAATACTAAAACTTCAAAGTTTTCAGCAGATGCACCTTCCGTTCCATAATCCAAACTTACGTTGTATATTGTAAGTGTATTTTCCACATTACTGAATGTATCTACATTTCTACTTACATATCTAGCACTATGTTGTAAAATTTCATTATGAAATTCCGATATTTTGGTTTTGTTATTTACCAACTTTATCGGATTTGGATTAGATTTTGTATTAGAGTTAAATTTATTTTCAGTTGGTAATTCTATATTTAATAGACTGCCTGTGATGTATAAATCATCATTTAAGTTATTAGGATTTATTTTTGGTATAATCCTATTTAACTTTTTGGCATTTGAATTAAATCTATTAAGCATATTTTTCTATATCTCCGTGTATTTCAATATAATCATCATCATCTAAATCAAATTCAAAATTTGATTTTATAAATTTTATTAATAAACCATTACTACCTTCTTCAACGATATAATCTCTAGGAGATATTCCTTGAGTGTTTACCATTACCAATAATCTATCCTGCGATTCTCTATATTCAATTTCTCTCAATAATCCTACAAATCTATGATTGGTTGCCTCATATATCCAATAAGTAGAATCATTTAAATTCTTTGGAACTAACGCTACCTTCAAAGGATTTCTATTAATTTTTTTTGTTATATCTAAAAGACTTCTTTTCATTATAAATTAATGAATTTACCTGTTATAGAAATTTCATCATCAGAAGTAACAACAAATCCTAATCCTACTCCGTTAAATACTATTGATAATGAATTATTATTAACAACGGGTGTAAAATGAGTTGTTTGATAATATCTAACACCATTTATATATACCTTAATATCATATGAATTACCATCAATTGTTAATCCGGCCGTAATAACTCCTGCTAATTGGTCAGGTGCTTTTATTAATTTAATATTTGAAAAAATAGTTGTCATAGCACCACTTTGTGCCATACTATTATTTAAAGATAGAAAATCAATCAAATCTTTGTTATCATAATATGGAGATGGTGTAGTTAAAAATCCCTCCAATCTATTACTACCACTCGTCATATCAACTTCTGCTGATACAACTAATCTTTTTACTGAAAGTGATTTTTTAGTAGTAAGTTCTCCATCGAATTTTTCTGGCAATAAGTATGCTCTAACATTTAACGAAAACTCTACTCTATTAATTCTTTCAGAACCTTCTCCAACTTCATTAATAACATTAAAATCCGATACCGATGTTCTGAATTTATACTTTTCTTTATCTCCCCAATATGATGATGTAAAATTAAGATGCTCAATTACTTCGTTTAATTGTTCCGTAAAAGATGTCCAACACATACAATCATAATTCACTTCAACATAATCAGGCATTGTAATATTGTAAAGTTCTTTTTTAGGCCTAACACCTCCACCCAATGCAGTAAAACGGTCATAACGATTATCTTTTGACCATTTTGTAATTGTTGGATATGAAACGTGTCTATTTAACATAGGCATTGTTTCATCTTTAGCAATAGATGTTCTTCGTAACATCATTATTGGCAATTGTATTTTACCTTTATTATCTCTATATACTCCCTGTCTACGTGCTCCATTCCATCTTTCAGAATTACCATAGATTACGGGAATTTTAACTCCCACACCATTCGCATCTTTTAATGTTGGAAGAACAGTATCTTCCAAATAAGACATCATAGCATAATCTATATCAAAGAGAGTTACGCTTCTTTTTAAATCTCCCTTTGTAGATTTTATTTCGTTGGCTCTATTATTGCCAGGTCTTATTGGGTTTACCGACATCTCTTATTATTTTATTCTTTCTTCTATGTTAAGATTTGATTTAGATACCATAAATGCTGAACAAACAATACTCCAATTTTTTTGATTTCCATACATAGTTTGGCCTGGCATACCACTTACAAATTGTACTTCGTTTGTGTTATCTATTTCAAAATATGATTCATTGAAGAAAATTATATCACCGATTTCAGGATATGCATTTCTTTCTTCGCACATTTCTCTATCAAATTTGAATGTAACGTTTTGTTGTGCATCAGGCCCAAATCCTTCATATACTGCGGTTTCCGGTTCTTTATCAATCAAAACATATAATTCAACTCCGGGGTGCCATGATTTATTCATAGATTCTCCGTAAATATTAACTTTGGTTTCTTTTAAATCAACTTTAAATAAAACACAAACGTTTTCAATTACAACATCTACTAATTCTCTAGCTAATCCTCTAAAAAATGATACATCCCTATCTGAAATAAACTTTGGCATATTATCCTACATATATTTTTAAAGGTACTTTTCTCAACATTTCTTGCTGATGGTCTGATTCATGTGCTTTATTTTCCATTACATTTTTTCTACTCAATTCTTCTAAGTTTTCTCTCAATTGGGTAACTAATGCATCTTTTTCAACCTGTGCTTCAGCTCTCAATGCTGCTCCATCCAATGATACTTCACCATCTGGAATTGGAATAGAATTATATTTTTCTCTAATTGCACCTAATAATTCTTTTGCTAATGCTAATGTATATTTTCTAATCCATTGTTTACCCACATCATTGATAAATGAGTATTGGATAAAATCATATGGAATATCTGAATAATCTGAAAGTGAATCTGGCTGAACAGTTTGTGAATCGTGTTCAAATTCATCTCTACTTATATAATCAAAATATATTTTTCTAGGAGTTCTTGCAGTTGGTATTGGAAATACTTCCAATTTATTATCAACAATGTTAAATGTGTATTGAGATTTACGAATAGTATCATTAAATTCAATTGCCTGCATTCTCAATAAATCCTCATATATTGGCATTAATAAGAATTGAGCTGCTGGAGAATATTCACCAAATCCTAACTCATCCATTAAGTTTAATGTACCCTGTCCACCAACGGAATACGGGTCAAAAAATCTTTGAATTGCCGGAGTTGCTTCATAGTAAACTCTCATCACATCTATTGTAGAACCACTTACATATATCCTATCAAATGATGCAGATGTACTACCGCTGGCTTCCAACATATCCAAATCAATGGCTTCTGTCATCAAATTATATCTCTGCTTATCTACTTCGGTTTCTATGTATGCTTTTCTAATAGAAGTGTTTCCACCAACTCCTGCTAATGTTCCGTATTGTTGAGACATACGAACCGCAGTAGGTAAAAACGAACCATCCACCAATGTTTGTGAATAATTTGCAACTTTACCTTTTGGTTGTCCTTTTAGAATATCTAAGTTATTTCTAAGGTTAAATTGATTAACTTGTGCTGAATATTCTGATACCGCTTCTTCAAAACAAGCATAAAATTGTTCATCAACCATTTCAACATCTACAATAGGATATCCTAAACGTTTAGCACACCAAACTGCTGTTTTAGGGCCATCGTTTTTAAATTCGTTATCATTATCGTATATTCCAAATGGAGTTGAACCAGATATAGCTGAACCACTACCAGTCCATTTTAAGTTTAAAGACATAATTTTTAATTATAGTTTTACTACTATAAATATAAGAATAAAAAAAGAAGTGTTAAGCTACTTGTGTCATTGTTGCAATAACGGATGGAACTGCTGGTCTATTTGGATTTGTTTGTGTACCAATTGATGATAACGTAATAGTACTATTGGTTGCACTCCATTTAATTTCAACATAGTTTGATGCTGATAGTGGTAATAATATATTCCAAGCTGCTACCGATTTACCAAAGTTTCCCGCCTGTGCTTTGTTAATTGCAAGTTGTGTGTTGGAATTTGCAACATTTGAACCGGTTATTGCAAACCATATATCAACCAATTCGTTTGTGTTTGCACTGTTATCCAATTGTGCCGAAAATTGTAAATTATATAGTCCCGTATTATCAACTTTAATTTTAGTTCCATCAACAATTGAAACTTCGTGTGCAGTATCTGTGGTGTTGAATTTCATAGAATATGCAGTATTTGCAGAACCACTTTGTGTTGTTGTATCACTAAATTGTCCGTAATTGAATAACTTATTCCCATGTAAATAAAATTCAGAACCACTTGCCACATTTACATTACCATTTATATCCAATGAACCCGTAATTACTTGTGAACCACTTGTAAACATTGAACCGGTCATTGTAATTGTGTGGTTGTGGAAATTAGTTGAACCACTTACATCAATATTTCCATATAATTGAGTATTACCCAATAAAGTATTATCACCAATTTGTGTAGTCGAACCACTTACTAAAAATGAACCCGTAATGGTTGAATTTCCTAATGTGTTTAATGAACCGGTAATTCTAACTGAACCCGTAAATGTGTGGGTGTCGCCACTATCTATTCCAAAATTAGTAGATGCGGTAAAGTGTTCTATTGATGTAGTTGTTACATTAAATTGATTTGCATAAATATTACCATCAATTGTAAGATTTCCTACTATAATTTGTCCGCCGGTGAATATATTTGAACCGGTGGTAGCAAATTGTACAGACTTAATATAACCCATCTCACCATTTTCTTGTCTTGATAGAATATGGTCTGCAGCATCTAATGAGTATGCAGGTAAATCGTATGCTTTAAAAATTACGTTTGACATTTTATAATAGATTATATAGTATAAGTATAAAAAAAAAGGGAAAGTATTTCTACTTCCCCTTTTCTATTATTTAATCACTATCGATTAAAGAGTGTTGATACCATCAACGATAATCTTACCGTAGAACTCTGGTCTTACGATTTTCTTAGCGTATCTAGTCATCACACCTCTTCTCGGAGTGAAGTTCATTGGGTCATCTCTTCTCGGAGTGAAGTTCATTGGGTCATAAACCAATGGAGTCATAATCAATGGTACATATGGTGCGTAAACTGCTCCTGTTTCGAAGAAGTTAGAACCTTTGAAACCTAATAAGATTACGTTCTCAGTCATATAAGGGTTCTTATATACATCGTATCTATTAGAGATTGAACCAATGTTAGTTACACCTGCTGCGAAAGTCAACGCATCTTTACCTGGGTTAGCAGAGAATCCGTTCATAGATTCTAAGATAGTTGCTACGTTAGGAGAAACTACTAAGAAGTTTGCACCACCTCTCATAGTCAATTGGTGAATCTTGTTAGAAACTTTTTGTAATTTAATACCCAAAGTTTGATACCAAGTTGATTTTGTGTAAGCTGAAGCTGCTGCTGCGTTAGAATCGATTTGGAAGCTATTTGTAGCTGTGTTGAAATCGTATCCAACTCTTGCTGACCAATAATCAGTTGTGAATGCGTTAGCTTGTAACATTTCTAAGATTTCTAAATCAATCTCTAAAGAGATGTATTCAGATAACATTTGAGTTAATTCAGCTTCTGCATCGATTGAATGG